GCCGTTCGCTTGGAACTGACCTTGACCATCCGGAGCCGCATCACCCTTGACCTTGCCAGCCAGTTCGCGCAATGCGTTAATGGTCAGACCTTTGGCGGTTTCTTCGGTAAGAAGGCTATTGGCTACCACTTTTGCGGTCAGTTCGGCGCGCTCGGCTTCTTCTGCTTTCGCAGCGTTAGCGGTGAGTGCATCAACTTTTTGTGCGACAGGTTCAACGGCAGCAGCTACCGCTTTCTCTACCGACTCGGCAAACTTCTCGGCGTTGGCAACCAGCGCTTGCACGCTTTTCTCCAACGCATCGAAGCGTTCTTCTGAAATTGGCATGTCGATTACCTCGCTGTTGCCATTGGCTTTTAGGCTTTCGCCCGGTGTTTTGTCCTTGCCAGTAATGCCCAGCGCAGACAGAATTTTGTCTATTACAGATTGCTTTTTCTCGGCCTCTTGTACGCGATCTACCGCATCAGCCAGATAGCCAGCAGCCCATTCGAGTTCGTCAACGGCGCGATCAAGCACAGAGTTAATGACTGGGATTTCTGTTTTGGAGTTGACCATCATTCCAACGCCCTGATTTGGGGTGGCTGCGCCTTCCTCATCCAGCAGAATGGCGTCATGGTCGAAGTACATATTCTTGGCAATGTAGGAATAACCGGCTTCGGTTGACTCATCCACTTCCATGAATATTCCAGTGCTGGTATGGATAGGCTCACCTTTGTTGATTGCATCTAGTAAGCGCTTGCCTGACTCGGTGCGATTGGCGACCTCAACATCAATGACCTTGTCCAGCCACACGCGACCATTCTCGCGGCGAACGTTTTCATTCCATGCGCCCACGTAAAACTCATTGACCGCCTCAGGCTCTCGCGCTGAAACATACTGGCCATTGACCATTGGGTGCTTGAATGGAGCAAAGGTGCGATCCAGAGTGTGAAAGCTCTTGGCTATTTCATCGGCTGGGTACTTAATGTTGTTCATCACAACATCATCAGGAAGGGTTGCGCTCGGGACGATAATGACGTCCTTGCCGTTTCGCTTGTCTCGGCGAATCTGCGCGTTATTTACCGCTGTGCGAACGTTTACGCGGACGCTACCGGATAACACAGACTGGCAGTAGGCATAATGAAGCCGCTCTATATAGGTTTATGTGATTTTATGCTATATGTCCGCTATTCGCAATACATCAATAAATTAATCTGATTTTCATAACTTTACAGTCATTGGCCGAAGTATTCTTTTTTCTGCTTAAGCAACCGATCAATCGCCCGTGTAACAACGGGCTTTCCGTCTTTGTCTACTAGGGTTTCAATTTGACTGCAATAACAGTTAACGGCATTGCCATTCACCGCATAAAACTCCCGCACCTCCTGAATCGTGTACAGCAAGCCATGCCTTGATGCGTGCCATAGCCTAGTAGTTGGCCGTAGCGCGCTAACCCACATCAGACGAACTCGAATGCCTAACCGTGATTCTGCGTCCTGCGCCTCATCCCATCTTGCTCTACGCAATGCGCCGCTAATCTCAGTGGTGGCTATGCGCTTGGCTCTTGACTCGGACACATCAAACCGCTCTTTGATGGTGCTGACCACATCACGCGGATTAAGCCCGTCCTGTACCGCCTGCCGAAGCACTCGGGCAAGGTCTCGACCTGTGTCACCCTCAAAGCCTTTCATTTCCTCAAACACACGCGAGCCGACCAGTGCCGCCCGGCGCTGCCAAGGATCGCTCATTAGCACTTGCGTAATGGTTCGGGTGTAGTCCTCGCTGATATTCGCCAGGTTCTCAACTGCTAACCCTGTGCCCTGCTCATATGCGCCGACAACCTCGCGCACAACGTAGTCGTTGGGCAATAGCCCCAACTCGATAAGCAGGTCATTAACCAGCATCTCTAACTGTGTAACGCTGATTTGATACTCGTAGCGGTATGAGTTAACCCATAGCCGGTTAACAACAATCCGCTCAACAGGTATTTGCTCGAATCTATTAATTAGCCAATCCTGCACACCTACCAATGACTCATTAATCGCATTAACAACGCGGCGCACCCGATCAGCCCCGCCCACTGGATTAGTGATGCTGCGCGGGACTATCGGGTTATTAGCATGTATCGCAAAAACGCGCATTACTGCTCCAACAGTGTCGCCTTGATACCGCTACCGCCTGTAATGGTGATAACGCCCTGCAGATAGGCGCTGATGCTCTCCAGAGGGATGGCTACGCATAAGCCAGCGCCAATCGATGACAAAGTCAATCCACTGGCCACCGATACGCTACCAACGCCTTTAACTGGTACAGTAGTTCCTCCAGCCCCATCAATGTTAGGTGTCAGTGCGCCACCAGTTACGTTATCCAAAATCAAAATAGGGTTACGTGATGCGTTATAGGTAAACGTGTCACTTGATCCCAGAGTTGTGCGAGTTACTACGCGAGCGCCTGAGCCGCCCATGCTTGTTGCTGTGATTGCTGCCATGATTAATCCTCTTGATTGTCTCTGTCGGTGTTTTGGTCTGCGGCTGGGTCACGGCGCGGAATATCTTCCTCCTGCATCTCTTCCCATCCGGCTGTTTCGCGTATTTCGTTTGCGGTGAATGTTACTGGCTCGCCTGCCCCGCGATTCTTGGCGTTAATCTCTGCCATCTTGGCTGCTGCATCCAGTTTTTCGGTAGTAGACGATTCGGTTAGGTCAGCCCAAAGCAAATACCACTCGCGCGCAGGCAGCACACCAAAGCCAACCAGCCTGCGAAGGATCCGGCGAATGTTTGGCTTTACCATTTTGGTGTTGCGGCTGTTACAGGTTTTCGCCCACTCTTTTGCATCCTCTGTGCTTGCGCGCTCGCCAGACTGAGAGCCGATCAGGATTTTAAGCGGGCAGGATATTGACGCGGCCAATGACTGTAGTGCGCCCATGCGGTGCGGCTCTGGGTCGTCCATGCGGATGCTGTTAAATTTGGCCTCACCATCCTGTAGCGCGAAAGTGTTGTCTAGCCCGGTCTGCCAATCGCCGATAACTTCATCGAGCTTGTCAGCGATTAGAGAAGGGTCTGGCTGTCCTGAACCATTAACAGCGCCCAATGCCTGCGCAATCTTCTGCATCGAAGCATCTTTACCAAACTGAATAATTGGATTTGCCTTGGCGTTTTTCCAAAACCCCTCTCCACCTGCCCCGCTTATTTTTTGCAGCGTAAGAAGGTCGTTAAAACATGCCTCAAGCACTGGCTTGCCGAATATCGAGCTATTCATTGACCAAACGTGTACCCGGTCAGGGTGGATTGTGGCGTTTTCCATGCGGGTGTTTTCAGCATCGTCGGTGATCCCTGCCTCGTTGTACTGCCACATTTTGACCTTGCCATAGTTGGCGGTGTCGGTCGGATCGCTATAGCGTTCGGATGGTTTTAGCTGGCCTTGCATTGCCGGGATAACTTCGACCAAGCCCTCTAGCCCAATGGACTTGCTATCGACAGGCTGATTAAGCGGCTTGTTGTCGGCAAAGCGAAATATCACCCCGGCATATTCACCGATGCGGCTGTATTCGTCAGCCTTAGCCAGCACAGACCAAAAATTGATATTGTCGAAATGCTCGGCTATTTGCTTTTCGAGTGTGGTTTTATCGTGAGTGTCTTCTTTTTCCAGCAGCTCGGGGTATTCCTGCCAGCAGGTTTCAATTGGGCGGATGATTGCGGCATAGGCCAGACCGTTTCGCTGGTACATTTGGTAGTAATTGGCGAACGCGATATTCTCAGGCCAGCCAAAATCCGAGTAAAGCCGGTCATGCTTGGCATCACCCCCAAAATAACCGGCAAACATCGTATTTATGCTGCGAGTTAGCGCGTTGACGATAAACTCGCGATTTTGCGCATTAACTGCCCTTAGTTGTGGTCTTTGGCGTACTTTGGCCATGATTTAATCTCAGCGGTGGCGTGATTTGACGAGTATACCGAATGATTGCGGTTCGGCCAATTTGTTAAATGCACCGGATGCGGCGTCTATCTGGTCTTTGTACTTTCCGGCTGGGAAGTTTTTGTGCTCATCAATAAACGCACGCGCCCAATCACCGGCAACTATGCGCACGTTACCAGCCTCGACCTGCACGCTGTACG